GTGAGAAAACAAATTAAGAAGTGTGCCGGACCAATACCGATAATAAGCGTATCACAACAACCAATCAGGCATTTCGGGAAAAACATATGTGTTGGAGATAAACCACAGACATATCAATCGGCATATGAACAGATGCTGGCAGGATTAAAAGCGGCGCCGGAAGGTTCGATTATTTATCTATGCGAGCACGACGTATTTTACCATCCGAGCCACTTTGCGTTTCTGCCTAAAGATAAAGACCATGCGTATTTCAATATTAATAAATATCATTATGCTCTTGGCATGACTTCGTTTCTAAAGGCATCCGGCAGGACCTCGCAGAGTCAATGTGTCGCCTATCGTGAGTTGCTTATAAAGCATTGTGAGGACAGACTTGAGGCGTGGAAAGAAGGACCGACGCGGCTTGACATACCTTGGTATAGCTTTGAATCTTCAAGGCCGAATGTCGATATCAGGCATGGCGAGAACTTAACGATGGATAAGGGAAGTCGTTTGAAATGGTTACAGGGCAAAAAAAGAGGTATCAAGAATCTGCCGGGTTGGGGTGGTCCGTCACATTTTGAATCAAAGGTAGGATATAAAACACCTGTTGAGCATATAACCAAACCACAACTGACCCAGAAAATAGATGTGATTGCATCCAACAACGGTAACGCTGCTGAATATTTGAGAAAGAAATGGAAGCGATGGCTTCCCCAGGTAAGTCCTGTCAGGGTTCCAAAGTTTACAAGGGAAAGACTTGCGGCTGTTTTCGCACAGTTGGGATATCAAAAAGGTGCGGAGGTTGGTGTGAAGAAAGGTAAGTTTTCAGAGGTGCTTTGCAAAGCGAATCCCAACATGTCGCTTTTGAGCATCGATCCTTGGATGGAATACGATGAGAACGGAAACCCTAAACTCTCACAGAAAAAAGCTGAACAGATATATAAACAGGCAAGGAAAAGATTAAAAAAATATAACGCTGAACTCATCAGAAATACAAGCATGGATGCGGCCAGGGATATACCTCACGAATCGTTAGATTTTGTTTACATAGACGCTAATCACACATTTAACTTTATCATGCAGGATCTCATTGAATGGGAGAAGCGAGTGCGAAAGGGCGGGATAGTTTCCGGGCATGATTATTTTCGTTTCAGGAACGCTGGTGTGGTAGATGCCGTGGACGCTTATACAAGGGCGCATGACATAAGAGAATGGTGGGTAACAGACGAGAAAGAAGCAACTTTCTTTTGGGTGAAATAAATGAGCTTAACAACTTTGACAACCGAAGCTATGGAGGAAGGAAGCTATTTCATCACGGTGTCCTTCTATGACGAAGATGGTGCTGCTGAAACCCCAAATGTCGGGACAATCAAATGGACGCTGACAGATAATGATGGAAGTGTCATTAATGACAATGATTATATAGCAGCAACAAGTTCGAGTTCGATTACTATTGAACTTGAAGGAGATGATCTTGCCATTCAAAGTGGAGAAACCTCATCGCTTGTAAGGAGGCATTTGATAGTGGAATGGGAATATAATTCAGCCCTTGGTGACGATAAGCCCGCAAAGGCAGAATGTGTTTTTTTTATACGAAATTTAACCAGATTACCATTGGATATAACACCATGATATCAGCAATAAAAACCCCACCGACAAAGTATCCGGTTTCGCTTGAGGACGCTAAAAAACATATGAACATCACTTTAAGTTGGACCGACGACGATGATATCATTCAGGCACATATCAAGGTGGCCACGAAAAAAGCAGAGCAGTTCCTTCGGCGGAGGCTCATAACTCAAACTTGGTATTCCTATCTTGACGCATGGCCGAGTGAGAATTATATCACGCTGCCATTCGGCCAACTCCAATCAGTGACGGGCATAACATATACCACATCCGCAAATGTGGCGACCACATCATTTACGGATGCGTCTTTAACAACCACCGACAATTTCGATGTGGACATTAAAAGCGACCCCGGCAGAATCATACTTGAGTATGGAGATTCGTGGCCGAGCGAAACCCTTTGGCCGATGAACCCGATCCAGATAGAATTTGTGTGCGGATATGGCGGCGCTGCTGCAACTGCCGCCGCATCTGTGGCCGCGGTTCCGACAATGATAAAACACGCTATGCGATTGATCATAAGCGACCTGTACGAGATCAGGGGAACAGAGATTGAGGGTATGCCGATCCAGAAACTAAAAACGGTTGAGGCATTATTGACGCCGTATAAATTGTGGCTACCATGAGAGCAGGAACGCTAAGACATAAAATCGTATTGCAAGAGCAGACCGACACATCGGATGGCATGGGGTCGTTTACCGTGGCCTGGGCAGATGTATATTCCTGCCGTGCATCCATATGGACGTTGAACGCAAGGGAACGCCTTGACACCATGAAGCTGGAAGTGAGCGCAGACCACAGGATCAGAATACGACACCCTAAAGCGACACTTGAAGTTACAGAAAAACATCGTGTGAAATGGCTCGACCCTGTGACCGGAACGACCAAGTATTTCAATATAATTTCGATTATCAACCCAGATAGACGGAACAATATGCTTGAGATGATTGTGAACGAGGCAACATGAGCACAGACCTAATATGGAACGACAAAGAGTTAATAAAAAAAGTCAATGCCATTGCGGATGCTGTTGCGAAAAGGGGCGCCGGCTTAGTTTTAAATGATGCCCTGAAACTTGTACCCGTAAAGAGCGGAACACTTAAAAGTGAGATCGAGCTTACGCGTGGCAAGTTTAAAGACGGGGATTATTTCGTGCAGGCACAGGGCCCTGGGAATTACACAAAATTCTATGCGACATTTGTTGAACTTGGAACACACAACACCGAAAAGAAACCGTATCTCCGGCCGGCGTTAAATAAAAACAAAAAGAGGATTCAGAAGATGTTTAAGGATGCAATGAAATGAACGAGCTTCAAGCCGCGATATATAACAAGTTCAACAATTCGACAGGGCATGGATGCTACACGAACGTGGGCGGTAGGTTCTATTTAAACAAAGCACCACAGAAATCATCGTTTCCTTACATCGTTTATTTTCCTGTAACCGATATTGATGAAGTGGATTTCACAGATGAGCGTGAAGACTTCCTGGTCCAGTTTTCGATATTCTCAGAGAACAACTCGCCATACGAAGCGGGCACGATTCTGGGGCATTTGAAATCACTTTTTGACGATTGCACACTGACAGTTACGGGCTACAACCATTTGAGATTTAGCAGGACAATGACCGTTCCGAACAACGATATCACGGTTGCACCCCCGGTGTTTGGATATTCGGTTGACTATGAAGTTACAATAGAAAAGAGCAAGTAGTGGAATCATTGAAAGATAAGCACGTTGGCGAAACACTTTCCATTGTTGGCAAGGGGCCATCGTTGCGATTTTTAACCAGGGATCATTTTGAACCAGGCCCAATTATTACAATGAACCATGCAATTATAGCGGTTGAGAATCTCGATCTTCCCAACCCGATATATTCTATGCAAAAAGACGGTGGTGCATACGCCACGAAATATCCAATGTGTGACGGTATCGCAACCTGTGAATATTCTGGTAATTGCGGAGATGAATGTGGCGGTTTTGTTGTGCGTCCCAAGGGTGCTACATTGTTGGTTCATACATACGAATCACGATGTTGTTTTCCAGACTATAAGCCACGGGTTGAATTTAATATTATGTGGATGGGGTTTAAATATCACCTATCATCTTTCTTTGTTGCGTTACGATTTGGTAATCATTTTGGGTGCGCGAAGTATAATATTATATCATGCGATGGTATTTCTGGAAATGACAACAGAACGTATGTTCCGAACACCAAGGACGAAATGAAGACCGACAATAGGTATAGCGAGCAAAAAGAAATATCGAATGTATTTTTACCACACTACCCACACAAATTTATTACACCAAGAAGGAGCGAAACTTAAATGAAAGCATCAATCATTATCCCAATTATTAGGCAGGAGAAGGCGAAGGAGTGTATAGCTGCGATCAAGAAAAACGCAGGCATACCCATTGACCAATATGAGATCGTTACGTCTGTGGACACTGAGGCGGTAGGTTGCCCCAAAATGGTTGAGAAGTTGGTTTCAAGGACGAAATCGGACAGGGTGATGTTTTTGGGGGATGATACAATCCCGCTCGATGGATTTCTTAAAAATGCACTCGACACAATGGAAGAACTCCCGAGCGGCTGGGGAGTTGTTGGACTCAATACAGAATCCCCCGGATTCAACAACCCAATAGCACATTGGATGGCGCACAAAAAAATGCTTACCCACCTTCCAGACCGTCAGTTTTTCAACACAGAATATAAGCATTGTTGGTGCGATAACGAATTGAGGGATATTGCTTCCGATATGGATAGATGGATATTTTCTGAAGATTCCCTAATTCAACACGACCATCCTATTAATACTGGAGAGAACTTTGATGAGGGTTATAATCGGGCATATAGCGATGATGCAATACAACACGATTGCAGAACGTATTTCTATCGTAAAAGGGAGCGCGTAAAAGATGGCATTGCACTGTGCCTGCCGTGTACTGATGCGAGGGTATATACCCACTTCATGTTTTCATTCGTGGCCCTTGAGCGGTCATACAGCCGCATAATCGCACCATCAAGTCCTGGGCCGTTGGATTCTGTTAGAAATGATCTTGTTGTGCAAGCGTTGTTATATGGATGCACCCACATCCTAATGATGGATACCGACCAGATTTACAACACGGTTGGGCTTGTAAGGCAATTGGCATCACACGATTTGCCGGTTGTTGGTGGTCTTGTATATCGCAGATACCCACCATTCGACCCATTGGCATTACGTCAGGGAAAACATTATCTCGACCATGTATCAATTGAGGAAATAGAAAATGGGGGTCTTGTTGAGGTGGATGCAACCGGGTGTGGATGTGTATTATACGACACTCGGGTATTTATAGATATGATGCAAAACATGGATGAGAAGTGGTTTGAATTTTCAACTGGCAACGATGGCCGGCCGGTTGGTGAAGACATAGGATTTTGTAGGAAACTTAAAGAAATGGGGCATAAAATTTTTGTGGATTGCGATGTTGATATTAAGCATTTGTCGTTGCTGTCAATCGATCTCAACACCCACAAGCTATACAATAAATTACAGGAGGTGAGCAAAAATGGCCGCAAGTAAAATTGGAAGAAATTGTAAGGTGTCTATCATTGTAGCAGGAAGCGAGAATGTTCTTGGTATGGGTACTTGGGAGATTGGCGGCATGAGCGCCGCCGTAGTCAACGCAAGCGCTTTTGGTGATTCGTGGGAAGAAAGCGACTTGGGCATATTCTCCGGTGGAACCGTTTCCTTTTCTGGGTTGTATAAAAAGGACGATGTAACCGGACAGGATGCAGTGAGGCTCGCATTCTATAAAAGAACAAACCTAACGGACATCAGGTTTTGGGTAGATTCTGTTTCATATTATCGACCCAATGACAGCACGGCAGTCGGTCTTAATGGTGTGTCGACAGGTTCACCGATTGGGTATGTCAATATCACAACCGCACCGACAATATCAGCAGATCAGGGCGATTACGTTAAGATCAGCTTTTCGGGGATTTATCACACCGGACCGATGGTATTGAAATAAAGGTTTTGCTGGGGGTGACAGCTAATGTAGCCTGTCTGTTGGTGAACGCTCCCACCAACAAACCCCCGGCAATTTTCAACGGAGCGATAGGAGCGTGAATTATGCGAATAAGAAGATCAACAGAGAGATGGTTTAAGTGCGAAGGCGATCCGGACGAGGGCTCGATTTTAATCAAGAACCTTATCCCCGGTGAAATTCAGGACATTGTGGACAAGGCGATGCCGCGAAGTTACGAATATGAATCTGACGAAAAGGGCAACCAAATCCCGAGGCTCACGGTTAAGATGGACAATACTCTCCAAAGAGAATTGACCTTTAAGTCTTGTATTTTGGATTGGAAGAACTTTTTCGACAAAGAAGGAAACGCCCTTGAATGCACACCGGAAAACATTGTCAGGGCATCAAGAGAGATCGCGGGTTTCAATGAGTTTGTAATTGATTGCCAGAACACGCTTACCAAAGATATTGCTGAAGAAAAACAGGGACAGGAAAAAAACTTGTCGAGTTCTGTTTAAGAGTCGCAGATAAGCCACCTTGCGACACTTGCAGAGCAGCAGCGGAAATGTACGGGGATGAACCCGATTGCTTTAAATGTCTACCGAGATTATGGCCAGAGAATCAACCCATATACGCGGTATATTCGAGGGTGAGCAGTCAGCACATCATGGCAGAATGTCAACCGATAGATTTAAACCTTGTGCCGGTATTGGGAGTTATGGATTTAGTCGGGATTCTAAAAGAGGATCAGCTTTTTTGCATGGACATGATACAGAAAGCCTATCACGAAGTTCAACAGGCCGAGAGGGATAAGAAAAAATAATGCCGTCTTTAGGAACAGCATATGTTCGGGTGCTTGCCGATACGAAGAAATTGAAACCCGGACTTGATAAGGCAAGGAGTACGGTTTCAGCTTCTGTCACAAAGATGAGGGCATCTATAAATCAGATTGCTTTTACAGCCGCGATTGCTGGCGCGGTGGCGTTTGGTGCTGCTGTTGTTTACAATATGAAAAAAGCGGTTGATGCTGCGAGTGACCTTGAAGAAGTGACCGCAAAGTTTGGAACTGTATTTAAAGACCAGATAGTCTATGCAGAGAAAAACGCAAAGGCA